GATTCCTTCCAAAGCCTGCTCATACTTTTCGCGTTGTTGCGCCAAAGCGGCCAATTCAGCTTCTGAGTTCTTGCGAATCTCAGCGGCCTCTTGCATCCGTTTTTGCGCGGCCTGCTCCAACTGATAAGATTTGACAAGTTCGTCTGCGCTAACGTCCTTCTCTTCACCATCAATCTTTACAGTGTAGTACGCTTCTTCATCGTCAACTTCTTCAAGTTCCGATACATCGACATCGTACTCTTCATCATCGTCCTCTTCCTCATCGTCTTCGGGTAGCTCTTCAGCATCCTCAAACTCAGATTCGTCGTCCAATGCTTCCTCCACCTCGTCAGTCTCAACGACTTCCTCAGCTTCGGCTACAGGCTCTTGAGCATCTTCGCTTGCCTCTTCAGGGGCGTTGACGTTCAAGAGTAGGTCAACAGCTTGACCTTGGTTTAGAGACTCACCAGCTCCTAACAGGGTACTAGTTTCATCGCTCATCTTTACTCTCCTCTACGGAATCTTTTGGAGTTTACCTCCAGTTTCGCTAAGTCACCAGTCTCGATGACTTCAGACAAATGGCCGCGCACTGACAGCAGTGCTTGGTACATTTGAAAGAGCGTTTCTCGTTCATCTTGCGATGAAGAGGAATCCTTCCAAGCCTCGACATACCTATCCTCAAGTTTGTCAAAGGCCTCCAGAATCAGAGGGTCGCGCATCAATGCCTTTGCGCGCTCACCCCTACTCTGCTCCTCCCTTAGTTTCCCTTCGTTCATTTTTCACCTCTGTTGCAAAAATACCACACAATGCTATTTAGGCAATAGGGTAATTATACAAAGTACCTATTGTAGTCATCTTCGTCCATATACAGCTTAGCATCCTTACCAAGGACCGAGGACTTCTTCGGGGGCATCTGAATGATGGGCCAGCCGCCAAAAGTCCCGCTCATATAAGATGCGTAAAGCCTGTATTTCTGTTCGTTTTGTGGGCCTGTGCCGTCGATTCTGGGGTCATAAGCAAAAATCTCGTCAGCCTTTGGAACGCCAGAGCCAAAACCAGAGCCAACTCCACCCGCATACAGACTATCACCTACGGGCGTTGTAGGAGCGCCGTAACCACGGAAAATATACTTGCCGTCGATAGTCTCAGTTTTTGACGGCTTAAAGCTGCTTGAGAAAGAGTTGTAGGTTCGCTTTGTACCCTTCGTGCTATTGCCCTTAAACTCAGTTGTAGACTGGTTGAGGAAATAGCCACCGTCACGCTCAACAACCTCATATGAGCTGAAGTAAGCGTTTCCGCCGAATGGGTCAGAAAGCTCAATTTGCTTCATACCGTAATCTTCAACATAGTTTTCTGCGGCAGACCTTGTTGCAAACGGGACAAACGGCTGCGTCTTACGCGCACGTCCGCCGAGGTTTTCATAAGAATCGTAAAGTTTGCGAGCATGTCTGTTCTGAACACTCTTGAACAAGTTTGTAAGATACTTGTTAAAGGAGTCTGTACTTTTCAGATACTTACTTGGCGTGTTGGCTGTAGGCTTAATAGCGCCGCCCTTGACCAACTCATAAATAAGTTTCTGTGGGCTGTTGGAACGATTGTTCTTGGTGTTGTAGTAAGAGTTGGAAGCCATATTCCCAACACCACTATTAAGAATCTCACTTGCCTTCGCACCGTCTACCTCAAAGCCAGCACTCTGAAGTTTCTTCAAACCATACAAGGCTGAGTCTTGAGCGATACTACCCCACGCGCTCGCAGCACCATCACCCCCAGATGCCCTGCCTGCAACAAAGTTATTGCCGTCCCAAGAGATAGTTCCACTTGAGTTTGGTACATCGCCATAAGCGCCACCTTGGAACAAACGGTCAATAAGATTGATTGCTTGAGCGCCAATATGAACAGCAGAGATAGGCTTGAGGAACGAAGCGACAGAACCAGCTATATCAAAGGTAGCCTGCGAACCAGTCAGCGAGCCAATAGCTTGAGCAGCTTCAGAGACTGCGACTGCATCGGCAGGTGTCTTAACGCCATTTTCAAGAACCTCAATACCAGACAAAAGCGCACCAAACTGGCCAGCAACATCGCCACCCTTGAGAACGTCGATGCCAACCTGATTTGTCAGATAGTCAACCGCTTCATAAGCTGAAGCAAGGTTGGAGGCTGTCGGGTTATCAATAGCTTCGGAGATTGCAGCGCCAGCAGCAGCACCACTGACAAATTTGGTGGTCGTCTCACCGATGACATCGCCTTCAGTGCCAATCTTCTCACGAGCAATCTTGTTGATTTCGCCAATAGCTTCACGCGCCGCCCTGACTGTCGGGTCATCGACCAAGCCGATAATTTCGTCTGCTGCACCAGCAAGGTCTTCAGCAGCACGAGCAGCGGCCTTGACCGACTCAGGAATTTCAAACTCTGGAATGAGGCTAGAGATGCCGCCAGACTGCTCAGGAATGTTAATGTCAAAATCAAATTCAGGCAGAGTAAAGTCTGGGATTAGTTCAGATATATCACCAACCTGCGGAACAATACCAGAGAAGTCTGGGATTTCTGGAATCGCGGGGGCTTCGATGCCAATATCGGGGAACTGTGCATCAATATCTACAATCGGAATATCAGCGCTAGGCAAATCAATCGACGGGATGTCAATGGTCGGGTCGCCCAAGTCAACAACTGGCGCTTGCGGTGCTTCAGGTAAGGCAGGCTGCGCGGTGTCTACCTGCACCATTTCCATCTCTGGAGCTTTATCCCTAAGTAGCTCGTAAGCAGACAAGATGCTGCTATAGTCAATCATGTCTTCCAGAGGGGCTACATCGTCCATGTCTCTAGTGGGCATGTAAATGCCAGAGCGATAAGCACCGCCAAACATAGACGGGTCAATCGCAATACTTTCCTGAAACTCTTTTTCCAAGCCAGCGTAGTCACGCGCATAATCACGAGCTGCCTCGCGGTCAACAGCATCAAGTACAGGTGCTACATCAAACACGCCCTGAGTAGGGGCGAGGGCAGTCGGGGTTACAAGCTCAAAGTCTTTCATCCAGTCTGGAAGATTCTCAACGCTGTAAGACACTTCTTCTGGACGGTCGATATAAGTAATGACGCTACCAGCCTCATCACCGATAGGGGTCAAAACAGACGAAATATCAATCTCTGCTGGTGTCAGCGAGATAGTTTGCGGTGTAGGCGAAACACCAGTTGCAGGCACACCCTCAGAGGCGTTCAGTATTTCTTGCAACTCCTGATATGACATCGGTTGAATCTGCATGGCTATACTCGCGGCAAGTTAACAGACGTTTCAATATCAGAACGTAGCTTCTCCGTGCGTAGCTGCATTTCAAACTCAAGCTCCTGACGGCGAAGCTCAAGTTCGGCAGCCATCTTCTCACGCTGCAACTGAATATCCATTTGCATCTTCTCGCGCTTCAGAGCCAAGTCCTGCTCGGCTTTTGCCATCTCCATCTGCATCTGCGGATTCGGGCCTTGTTGTTGCGGGGGAGGCGGCGGCGCATTTCGCGGGTCTTGGAAGAATGTCTCAGAGTCTTTGAAGCCAGACAGCTCTGCAATGCGAGCCAGTGTATTGCGATACTGAATCGGCGTAACAATCGGATTGTTTGGCCCCATTGATGCCATAATCGCCTCCTGCTTGCCAGCAATCTGAAACAGAGTTGCAAGCTGCTGGTCACGCTGACTTGTGCCAAGACCTACATTGATTTGTACGTCATACATATTTTCCCACTCGCGCGGGTCCATTGGTACAAAGTCATTGTTCAGACGCACCATTTTGGGTTTGTTCTGATACTTGGTAATCAGGTGCAGGATGCCACGGAACAACTGGCGCACACCAGTCTCAGCAAACACACGAGCAATCATTTCAATTTTGCCCTGAGAAGCAGCCTGCATAGCAGCCACAGCAGTAGCTGTCGTGGACTGCAATGCGTCTGCATCCAAGCCCATTGACTGCTTACTGATACCTGTGCGCTGCTCACGAACACTGTCCATATAGTTTAGTGCGGGGAATACAGAGGATGATACTTCAGGAACTTGAAGAGGCTGAACCGCCCCAGCAGTGCGAGTACGTACGATGGCCCCTGGCCTGTTGGTAAGTAGGTCATCCAGATTTACTTGGCCTTCAACAGCAACAACGCGAGCATTGTTCGTGTTGTAGATGTTGTCGAGCAACTGGCGCATCAGGGTAGACTTAATAAGCTGCACGTCCATGACTAGCTCTGCAACAGAGCGGCCAACAGCACGGTGCGGCATCAGAATTGGTGACAATATAGCGAATGGCAGGTGGTCACACTCGTCATTTTCAAGGATGTGGTAGCCTTCGCCTACTGTAAGAACGCGACGAAACTCAGCCACCCCGTCCCCATCATAGTCAGAACGAATAAAACATTCCGTAACGAGAACATCCCGCATCGTCTTATCCATGCTATCGTGAGACGCAGTTGATTCAATGTCCTCAAAACGCGACGAGCGTTCTTCAGAAATGTCGAGGTCGGTGTATCCTGCATATTGCTCTACCTCATCTTGGTCATAACCCATAGCAACAAGGTCACTAACAGACATTGTAGAACGGTGAGCCACGAAGTCGGCATCTTGCAGAGATTTAGCGCGGTTGCTAATCAGGAACTCTTCAGGCGGCAAGTTCTCAATGGCTACTCGACCATTGTTTTTCGTGCGACGAATCTTAACATCGTAAATGGTAGGGGCAGGGACAAAAGTGCCATCAGGGAGCGGCATGTCTTCGCCAATCGTGCGAGCATCCTGCTCAACCACTTTGACTTCATCATCTGCCAAAAGAAGAGTCAGCTCCTCTTCGCTCAGACCTTCGTACTCTTCTGTCTCTACGTCGATGATTTCATCCCAGTAGAACTTGACCACACCCAGTTTAAGGATAAGCGCATCCTTGAACCAGTTGTGCATGATTTCAAAGCCACGGTTATCATTGTTGATAATCCAGTTGCAGTAATCACTGGCCTGTTCGGCAATAACGACATCCTCTGGGCCGTGCGGAACAAAGCGAACATAATCATCTGACTGCGTAAAAATACGCATCAGTGACGGCATAATATGCTCGATGGTGTCCGATACCTCAGTGCTAATGACTTGAGAGCGGTCAGCCTGTTCGTTGCCAAAAGGCTCACCCAGATAGTAGTCCATCGCATCAATGCGGTCTTGCGAGAACTCCGTGTCGTAGAAACCCAGAGCTTGTTCAACCTCATTGCGTACAATGGCCTGAAACTCAATGTCGTTCATTTTAGCCATGACTACGCCTTTTTCTTATCTTCAGCCTTTTTAGCTGTTTTAGCTATTTTAGCTACTTTGGGCTTTTCCTCAACAACGGGAGCTACCATTACTTCGCGGCAGGAGCGGCAACGGTCATGCTCTGTCTGGCCATTTGGGTTCTTATAACCACAGTGGGGACAAATCATTTCTCTATCCTTTTCTGTTTGCGTGGGCGACCACGCTTCTTGGGTGTCTTGGCTTCCGCAGCAACCTTGGCCTCTAGTTCGGCCTGTTTCTCTGCTGCGCGGTTACGCCTGTAGACGGTAACGTGCATCAGTACTTGCTCTTACCTTTGAGGCACTTCTTCGCCTTCATGCAGGCGCGAGGTGATTTGCAGTTGGGGCAAGTGCTGAACGGCTTTTTCTTCTTATCCATCTTAGTAGACCTTCTTAGCGTGTACGACCAAGTTGAAGAAGTCGCCAGATGCAGCGCCCGTAGTGGTCAGCAGAACATCACCTGTCTTGCCTGCACCAGCGTCATTTTCCAAACCACCAAAGTAAGCAAAATCGTGTGCGCCGCTCTCACCCATCTTAATGAGCGAAGTGTTTGCAGTCGCATCATTGAGAAGCTCAACGGTGACACCGCTGATGATTGCATCAATTTTGGTGATGGCAACCTCTGAGCAATCTGTGCCAGCAATGTTTGGCAGCAAGCCGCTTACGTCAATAACGTTGACGGCAGCCTCATTGGTCGTGTTCGTAAATTTTTTATATAGG